AATGTTTTAAGAAATTATCTACGCATGGCGAGAGAAGAGATATTGGCTGAATCTTCTAAGTAGTAGTCGATTTAAAATAATTACTATATAAGTATTTAGTTAGAGAAAATGTCGCTTGCAAGATTAGCTGGTTCATTATTACAAGCAGGGACAAAATTTGGTCCAAGATTAGCTGCGACAGCAAATCCTTACTTACAGCGAGGTGCTCAATTAATGGGTAATCCTTGGGCAAGGAGTGTTTTAGGTGGAACAATTGGAGCAGCAACTAATCAAGATGGAACCTTAGGCGGAAGACTTAGAGGAGCGGCACTGGGAGGATCTTTCGGTGCTCTGCCAATTGGGAGTACACCAGGTTTGGGATGGGCTCAATCGGCTGCTGGAAATCAATTAATAAAAGCGGGTTTAAACCCTAATGTTGCACAGAACTTATTAAACTTAGGTATACCATTAGCTGCCGTCGGTCTCGGATCGCAACAAGGTTCAGGAGGTCCAGGCGCTGCCGTTGCTAATACTGTGGCAGGAGGAGGAAATCAGATAGCTAATAATGCAGTCGGACTTCTTGGATATCACGCTGTAACTGGTGAGCCTTTATATGGAACAGCGGTTCCTCCAGGTACAGGTCAGTATGGAGGTGTTCCTCCTGTTGGCGGTAGTTTAATAGATGCTGCACAACCAGGTGGCCCAGCAGGTACTCAGAGATTTACAACACTTAAGAATGCACAGACAATGGCTGATGCTGCTAATGCCTACTTACCTACAATTCGTAAGTTTACTGAGCAAGCTAAGAAGGATGACTTTGAAAGGAATATGGCTGCTGCTGGTATTAGACAGAACATTGCTACGAATGCTGCAATGTTACAAGCTGCACAAGCTGCTGGTTTAGGAATGGGTCTTACAGGGGCTCAACAAGCTGGTCAAGCTTTAGTTAACCAGTACCAATATACTTAATTATGGCAAGTATAGAAGATTTACTAAAAACTGTTTCTTTAGAGGATATGGCCACGCTTGCGACGATTAAGTCGGCAGGAATAGATTTAGGTACTGGTCAACGTGATGTCAAATTAAATGACCCTCTTGCTTACGCCACAGTAGAGGTAGAGCCAGCTCCTATTCCTGAAGGTGCTCAATTAGAAACACGTGGTACAGGTTTAAATGAAAATCAAGTACTTGTAGGTGAAGATGTAGGTACTAATGCTTTTACACATTTTTTAAAAGGTCTTGCAGATATTGCAACTTTTGGAGTACATGATTTTGATCAAAGTGGTAAATTATGGGCTCCGTTTGGTGGCGGTCTAGAACATAAGAAAGGTATATTACCTTGGGCAAGTGGATCTGGATACGGAAGAGAGTGGGATCAAGAAGAGCAAAATAGGTTAAAAGAAGTTCAGAGAAGAAATGATCTTACCGAAGGTAGGGCTCTTCCTACTAGAAATGAAGTATATGAAGCTCTTGAAGGTCGTGAAGTATTGGATGATTACAGTGATGCAAGAGCAAGAAGAAAAAGAGATGACCAGTTGAACTATATTCTTGCTGCTTATCCTCAATTAGCAGGAGTAATAAATGATGAAATATACAATAGAAGAATGCAAATTGAATACAACAGTCCTAGTGAAATACAAAATAGATATAATGCTAGTAGAAGAGGTTATGTTGATGCATTAGAAGGTAGAGCTAGGGCTCAAAAGAATATAGCTGACGCAACAGCCGCTGGTTTAGGGCGTTATTCTGGTATTCGTGTAACTTAACCATTCACGTTCAGTAGAATAGATACAAAATAAGTAGTAGTTATGTCTGAAGACGTAAAAAAGGTAGGTACAAAATTTGCCACAGATTATTTAACAAGCGTCCAAAATAATGCTGCTGGTGCTGCATCAGGTGACGATGATGACACTATAGGAGGAGGTGCTCAGGATATTACAAAAATAAACGATCCTTCTTTGCAATCTCAAATTGCACTAATGGATATACAGAATACTCAACAACAATTAAATTTAGAGACTGCTGCTGAATTAGATCGTATTCAAAGAGAGTTCTACACCACTCAGGATATAAAGAAAGGTCAATCTGAAGGAGCACAAAGCAGGTTAGGTCAAATGGTTGGTGGAGAGCAACAACGTTTAAGTGCAAGAGTTGCAGGAGAAGAGCAAAGAAAAGGAATGGGAGAATCTGGGTTCCAACAACGTTTAGGTCAGAGAGTAGGTGGTCAGGAACAGAGAGCAAGTATGGCTGAACAAGGTACTCAACAGAGAATGTCAGCCAGAGTCGCGGGTCAAGAACAGAGAGCAGGTACTGCTGAGACAGGGACACAACAAAGGCAATCTGCAAGAGTTGCGGGGCAGGAACAACGAGCTGGAATGGCTGAAACTGGTAGTCAACAAAGGCAATCTGCAAGAGTTGCAGGACAAGAGCAGAGAGCAGGGATGTCTGAGACAGGGACACAGCAACGCATGACAAAACGGGTAGAAGGTCAGGAAGTCAGAGAAACAGACTTGCAAAGAGAGATGTTCCGTCGCTATAAAGAAGCAAGAGATTACGGCCAAGCTCAAACGGCCTACAAAGCATGAACAAATGGATTAACGGACTAACAGACAAAGACCGAGAATCCTATTTAGCTTTTTGCAAACAAACAGCATCACCAATACAAATTTATTTATACGCACGATTCCTTGGTTTCAAAGGAACAATAGTTGAGTGTGATGACTGGTCTAAGAAGAAATTTAAGAAACGTGATTTCACTGTTTTATTAGAACAAGAGATAGATAATATGCAGCAAGATATTTCAAAATTAAGAGAAGCTATTGATATGGGAATGGTTAAACAAGATATGGGTACAGCACGTATTGCAATGCTTCAAAAGGAATTAAGAGGTTCAATAAAACAAATAGGAGATGAGAAGGTATTAATGGATAAACAAGGTTTAATTCTTGCTGGTGCAGACAGAGCTTTGCGTGAGATGTTAACTATTTTCCGTGATGATCCAATAGAAGGTCCATTACAAGAAGCATCCATGGGAGTTTGGACAAAAATATTACAAGAAGAAAGTTAAAGATTCTTAAGCTATGCTACGTGCATGGCAGGAACAAGTATTTACAGTGTTTATCGACGAACTGCGAGAGCAGCCGCTAAACAACAAGTTGTCAAAAAAACATCTAATATTGATATAGAAAGAGCACGAGAAGATTTTGCCTACTTTTGTGATGTTGTAGGAGATAAACCACCAGCCACGCACCATAAAGAATGGCATCGTTATTTATGTACAGGAAAGGATAGTGAGTGTTTAGTTGGTATTGGTGGACCAAACATTGATATCTTGGCACCAAGAGGTAGTGCTAAATCAACAATTCTTGGTTTATATACAGCTTGGACAGTTGGTATACATGCTCTTAACAAGCAACCATTAAAGGTTTTATATATTTCTTACACTGTTGATGTTGCAAGACCTAAGAGTGCAGCTATCAAAAGGATTATCGAAGAGAGTAAGACTTATCGTGAAATTTTCCCCAGAGTAAAGATTGCAAAAGGTATAAATTCAAATGAATATTGGAGTATTGATTGGAAATTTGCAGGTATTAAGTCAACAGGTGAAGAAGAATTTACTGTTTGTTGTGCAGGATTGAAAGGTGCTGTGACATCTAAACGTTCACATCTTTGTATTATTGATGACGCAATTAAAAGTGCAGATGATATTAAGAACAGGGATATTCGCCAAGCTATGCAAGATAACTGGAACTCCGTCATTGTTCCAACTATGTTTGAAGGAGGAAGAGCTATTTGTTTAGGAACTCGTTTCCGTCATGATGATATTCACAACAGTACTTTTACTCCAGCTAATGACTGGGTTCAAATAGTTCAATCTGCAATCACCGTTGATAAAGATGGTGAAGAGATTTCGTATTGGCCTGACATGTGGTCTTTGGATTATTTGCGAGATAGAAGAAGACAAGCTCCAGTTGCTTTTAGTTTCCAGTATCAAAATCAAATTGTACAAACGAGTGAGTTATCTCTTTCTCCAGATTTGGTTGTTAAAGGTGCTATTTCGACTCACTTTGATGAAATGGGTATTGGAGTTGACCTTTCAGCTGGTGTAAGAGAGCAGAATGACTTTACTGTCTTTGTAATGGGTGGAAGAATCGGAAATAAAATTCATATTATTGATTGTAAAAGAATAAGGATAATGGGAAATCTAGAGAAGTTAGAGGCATTAATGGAAATGATGGAAGAGTGGGGTGTTATCCATAAAGATGGAGATAATTATTTCCCTACAGGGAGTTCGATTCATGTGTGGTCTGAAGCAGTTGCTTATCAGGCATCGTTGGAAGCTGATTTTAAACGGATATGTTTAGGAGATCAGGGATTGTATAACGTTCTTTGGCATCCTGTTAAAGGATTTAGAGGAGACAAAGTTGCACGTTTTAGGGGAATTATGGGTCTATTTGAACAAAGAAAGATTACTTTTAATAAGTATCGGAAGTTCACTGCTTTAACAGATGAGATCGTAAATTTTGGTGTTAGTTCTCACGATGATTGTGTAGATGCTTTGGTTTGGCTATGTAATGGATTGATGACCAGAGGAAAACTAGAGTTAGAGTATTGACGATTTAAACTAGAAATACAACTTTCCAATGTCACCTAGTTATTACACAGTCGAACTGGAGCAAGATGCTTACGGTTCCGCAGTGATTCCTCTTACAGATGAAATCTGCCACGATTTAGCGATCCAGCCAAATGAAAGGTTTGAAATCGAAGTAGAGGATGATGTTATCACTTTGAAACGTCTCCATGCCGGTTACGACATTGAAGAATAGACCAAATTACTGAACACTCATGAGCGATAGTAATAGTAAATCCGCACTCGATTCTATTGTAAAATCAGTTATAGAACGAGATGGTAACGGTACTGCCGATACCATGTTGATCAACGCCCATTTATCTCAAATGAAGATGTTTGGGATAAGACAGGGAGTCGAATTTTTTCCCCAGCAAGATAATTTAGGAACCCAACGGTTTGACTTTATTCAGCAAGTAATAAAATTCAATAAACTAGATGCACGACTTGATTCAATTTGGGATAGATTTTTAGCTTATGGAAAAGGCTTATTTTATATAAGACCTACAAGGAAGACATATCGTATTTATTGGTTTGATAAGGATGCATACCGTACTTACTACACACCAGAAGGTGAATTAGAAGAAGTAATTATTATTTATGCTTACAAGGTCCGTTCTAAGAAAGGTTTTAACGGAGCAGGTTTAAATACAGATAAGCGTTATATGCGTTTACGTATTACTGCAAGTGAAATTGAAGAGTTTCATAGTGAACACGAAATAACTTTTGAGCAGGATACTGTTAATTTTGGTTCTGGTAATAAGAAGATTTTAGAAAACACCATGGAGTTCATTCCATGTATAGAAGTTTTCAATAATCCTGATGCTTTTGGAACTGATGGCGCAGGTGAGTTTGAGTGGTTATCTAATCAAATCATCGCTCATGATGAGATGGTTAAGAACATAAGAGCAAACTTATCGTTCTTTGGTAATCCAACATTACTTTCTTCTCGTCCTAAGCAAGATATTGTAGAAAGTTCCGAAGATGGTGCAGTACAAAGGCCAAGTATTTCTAGTCAATCAGGGTTCCAATCCAACTTTGATTTATCTAGTTCTACATTTAAGCAAGATCCAATAACTAGAACGCAGCCAGGTTATATAGGAAAGCCAGGTTCAGGTTTACGTGTTCCAAGAGTCATCTCAAACTTGGAGCCAGCTGATCGTGTTGGTTTTATTACACCGAATGCGGTTAGTACAGATCAGGCTAGATATGCAGAACAGCTCCGTAGTGAGCTACGTCTCGCCTTAGGAGGCATAGATGACCTAAGTATCACAAATGTTACTGCAACAGAGATTAAGTCTGCCTATGGACGTGTCAGCGCCACTGCTAAGAAGAAATGCCTACAGCTATACACGTATGGAATATGTAAATGCTTTGAATTAATACTTTTCCAAGAAGAACAGATATTTAAAAAGTCTCTTGCTTTTGTCTCTGGAATCAAATATCCAGTTGTTCCTGAAGATTTAACTGATGAAAAAGCAGTTGAGAAGTATGAGAAAGGAAAGATGAAATATGAGGTTAAATTACAACAAGCAGTTGATCTTGCACTTGAGACAGGAGAGATACCCGATGGAGTTGTAGGACTTGCACCTGATGGTGATAGAACCATTCTATGGCGGTGGATGGGACCCGTTTATGAGGATACTGCACAAGATAAATTGAATCAATCTATATTTGTCAGGAACCTACAAGAATTAGGCGTTGATAGCATAGAAGCACTGAAGTACCTATTTCCTTCCAAAACTGACGACGAGATAGCAACGATGTTATCTGGTTATCCGTTTAGAATGGTCGGAGAGGTACAAAGAGCATTCTCTGCTTTCATTGATTTAGCTAATCAAGAAATGAGAACGCCACATCCGCAGCAACCGAATTTACCGATGGCTGCCGATCCGAGACTCGATCTCACTCCATTTCTATATAAAACACTAGAGCAACTTCAGAAGGAATTAACTTATGCAGGACGCTACCGTAGCGCCGACCCAATCGGCACCCCAAGTATCCCAGACCCAGCCGACCAGCTACGTGGCTCCAGCGGCTCAGGCAGTGGCACAGGCACCAGCAGCAGTGGCAACGTCGCCGCAGTGGGTAGCCAACTCCCAATCCATGGCGGCACCAGCTCCATCAGTGCAAGCGCAGATGGGCGTAACGACTCCCCAGTACAACCCTACTCCGTCAAGCTACCAAGAATATCAGGCTCCCCAACAACAGGAGAGTCCATACAAGGAGGCATTCAACAAGGTAGTCGGGCTCCTGAGTTCACCAGTCCAGTTCCCGTTCCAGGGTCAACAATCGACTCAGAGTCAAGCAGCAGGCCAGGCCAACTACGCTTCCCAACCAGCAACCCAATACAGCAACCCGGTTCAGCCGACCTCTACGCCTGGGATCAACAACAACCAGGTTTACTCCAACGACTCTTCCCAAACATCTACGGGGATAACCCAGGAGCAGCTAGCGGCAAGCGGAGTAAGTCAAGCAAGTCTTCAAGTAATTGATCATTTTGGTGCTGACGCTCCAGCCATACTTAATGACTATGCATGCAAGATAGAAGATTCATTAATTAAGACTGATACACAATTAAAGCAAGGAGTAAATCTTTTAAAGGATTTGAATGCAGAGCATAAAGCTTATACAAGAATTCTTACAGATCCTAATGTTTTAGCTGACTATACTACTAAGTTCTTTGGTCCTAATGGTCCTCACCCTGTTTCCAAGCAAGCTCCTGCAGCTCCTGCACAAGCTCGTCAAACAGTAGGGCAACAGTTCCAGACACAAGGTCAAGTACAAGCTCAAACTCAAGCTCAAGCACCAGTAAACGCTCCACAGCGTCCTGAGATGCCTGTTCCACCACAGCCACAAGCTGCGGCTAACCCAGGCGACTTCTGGAACAACTTTGGAAGTGCTGCTGATAGAGATCCTCAGAATGCATGGAAGTATCTAAATGCTGCCCAGCAAAACCCTGAGGTCTTCCGTCAGAAGCTCCTTGTAATGGAATAATAAAAACTCATTAAATAAGGGGTAGGTAATACTGCCCCTCTTTTCTTTTTAAAACAATGAATCCAGAGCTTGCACAACAAGCAGTTGAAGCTGCAGAAGAATATAAAAGACAGAACGGGAAAGGTCCTGCTCTGCAACCAAGTGGACTCCAGATGGGCGCCTTAGGAAAACCAGATGGATACATGCCACCAACAGGTTATTCTGACTTTAATAGAATTTAAATATACTTTTCAGTTTTATGAAAGCTGTTATAGATACCGTTAAAAACATCATCTCTCCAGAACAAAACTGGAGTCAGTTTTTAATGAAGATTATAGGTGTAGGAGTAGTAGCAGGTATAGGGTTTGCAGGGTATAAAGTTTACACTGGTTCACAAGAAGAGGAAGAAGGACCTGATGATTCTATTGAGGTTATCTTTGAGGAGAAACCAGAGAAGAAATTAGAAGTAGAAGAGATATTAAATGACTTAACTAGAAGTAATAGAGATATTAGTTCAGTATGGCTATACGATTGGCCAGATGCACGAAATATAGTTCCTGTTTTTAATTCACCACGAAATGCTAGAGATCCATTACCAAGTGGATATTGGATGCCTGGTGATGAAAGAGTTATAGGAAATTTTGTTCTTGGTTCTTGCACCAGATTGGATAGAAAATTCCCTAATGCTGCTTGTCCCATTATGGGGAAGGAAGATGCATGGGGAGTTCTTGTAGTGCAGTATGCGAAGGCTCCAGAAGATGATCCTCTTTGTATTTTACCTAAGAAGTCATGTGTAAGACCTGCGAAGGTAGCTTCTATGAAGATTAGTGAAACACTTTATTTACTAGCTGATTAAGCCGAGTAGACGTCAAACTTATATAACTAGCTTTATTAAGTCTTGGTATAATTCTTATAATGGAATTCACTTTCCAGTTATAGAGGATTCATTCCTCAGGTATCAACAGCTCCGTGCTGTAATAACCAATGTTTATTGATAACGATTTCCCCAAACTCCTTGGCGCGGAATTGTATCGTCCCCATCCAGCGTATATCGTAGAGATGGCTGCTGAGCCAGTAGTCGTACATGATTTTACGAAGCAACCTGGACAGACCGTACAACTCGACCGCTACAGATTTTTCGGCAATCCAGGAACAAAGACAAGCCGTGAGCGTACTCAGGATCAAACCATAGGTACAGCTAACAGCAGATCTATTGTCAAGGATAAAGTACTTGTATCTCTTCGTGAGTATACAGGACCAGCCGATCCAAATAACAACAATCTCCCTAGCACTTTCAAGATTGCTCGTGAGACCTTGATGACAGCACAGCGTCTGCTGCTTGATACTGGGAACCTTAATATGTTCCACCAGTCGATTGGTAGCCTTACGCTTTTAGACGACTACCGTCGTTGGCGTGACAGAGTCTTCATTGACGAACTCTTCAAGAGTGAGTCTCGTGGACAGTCATCTGATTCTCAAGGTGGATACTACTATCCAAATGGTAAAGCAAAAACAAACTCAACTACTCTTACCGCTTATACAGCTACAGAATATGCTTCTGAGCGCTTTAAGTTCAACGTAAAAACTGACCTTTTAGAAGTTGTAAAGAGTCTACGTAAGCGTCACGTACCTGTCTTTGAAGACGGCTACTATAGATGTATTGCTGACCCTTCATTCATGAAGGATCTTCGTGCAGATCAAGGCTTCCGTGAAGTTGCTCGCTACCCTGGAATGCCTGGACAAGGCTCTCCTCTAATGGGTGCCGGTTCTCCTAACCAAGCTATCTACGGCGGTGGTCAATATGGCCAAGCTCAGTTCGTAGCTGGAGAGCCAGTAATGCCATCCGGGTTTGTTTTCGAAGGAGTAAGATTCTTCGAATCTACAAACTTCCCTGCTAAAACTATTACCTCTGATATAGGTGATGGTAATGGTGCAGGCTCCAAAACTACTCCTGCTGGATTGTTCTTCGGTCCTCAGGCTATCGGTGTAGGTATTGGTGGACCTAATGCTCAAGTTCTAATTAATAATAATGATGACTTTTCGAGATTCATTATTTTAATATGGCAGCTATATGCTGGTTTTGCGAACTTGAACAAGGACTTCATCACAACAGCCTTCACGGTATCTGAGTAAGGAGGTATATAACTAATGGCAACTTACAAATCTTCCGCTGGAGCTATTCTTCAGCCTGGTAACCAGATCAACCGTCTATCCTCATACAACGATGAAGGTGTATTTGGATGGCCTGGGGTTGAGGCATTTGAACTTGTTGGCTATGCAAAGGTATCTAACCTTGCTGCTACTAAAGCTTCATATAAGAGCTTCGACTTAACTGTTCCTTCACCAGATCGCCGTGTAGGTGATCGTGTACGTAATGATCGTACAAGCCTCGTAGTACAAGCTGACGCATCACGTCCTGCATATATCTACGGTGCTTCTATCTGCGTTGCACAAGATGTCCCATCTGCCGCACAGGACAGAGCAGGTTTTCCTGCAGCTCCTGTAACAGCTGATTTACTAGGTACCAACACTGAGGTTCTTCTACTAGGACCAGACAATGGTGGTAATCCTTTGGGTATTCCTGCAGCTCCTGTCAATGGCTTAAAAGCAGCTTCTGCAAGTCTTGGTATAGGTGCAACAGGTATTGCTCAAGGTACATCTGACACAACAGATGGAAACCTACCTTTCCTCAGAGTGATTGGTACTTCGTATACGCAAGCTAATTTTGCGGATGCAATGATGTATCAAGCAACTGCTGATACTACTTTCAAGGTTTACAACGTAAACGCTACAGCTAACACAACACCAACTGGTGACGGTGTTTACATCAGTCAAGACGATTCTGACGCTGGTCGCTCTGCATACATCGTATGTCGTGTGAACTATCTCCGTCCTGCTGCTGCTGTATCTTGGAATGATGTTCAAGGCTTTATTGACTTTGCATCACAATTAGGTGGTAACGACGAGTAATATTTTTTACTCTTAGATGAACGAAGCGGGTCCTTGTGGCTCGCTTTTTTCTTGTCTATACTAAGTAGGTCTATAAAAACATTATGGCTTTCGTTAGTGCTGTATTAATTGTGGGTATTTGTTTATCTTTAATAGCTCTTCTTATGTCCAATTCACATCCAAATCATCCTCAATAGAGTTGAAATCAAAGGTAGACACTGGTATGCTAATCAGAGGTTAACAATCAAGTTATGTTGTATCAGTACAAACCTACAGGTGGATTAGTTGAAGTCATATCTCAACATGGCGAAGGAATTATGATGTGTGTCGATGCACAAGATGAAGTCATTTATGCTGACGAGTCAGATTTACTTCCCCAAATCGATGCTACTAATGAGAAAATTAGGACAGAAGAGAGACTTACAGCAGAGCTAAAAGCTGATGGAGCTAGTCCAGATAAGCCAACACCACGTGAGAGCTTTCCGATTGATGTTCGTGTAAATATAAATACAGCGAGTGCTCGCCAGATTGCAGATGCACTACCTGGAGTAGGTTTAAAAACTGCAAGAGATATAAAAGATTTACAAACGACATGTTCTGGAGAGCGTTTTCAAAAGCTAGAACAGTTACGATCCATTAAAAGAGTGGATTGGGATACTATTTTTGGCGAAAACCTCGTGCGAGTGGACTAAAAACGTGGGTTCTAATAGTTGGAGAGGGGACGATGGGGAGAACTTAGTTCACGTAAACTACTACTAGGATTATTTGTAATTAGTTAATGAAGCTTGATACTTTTTTAAAGTCTAAGGTTCGATGGCACTTAGGCTATAACTTAACTTCGGTACCTGCTGGTGACCAAGGTCGTCTTGAAGAAGCATTAGATAATATTCAAGATTCTTTTTGGTATGACAAAATTGTTGAACAAATAGGTCGTTGTGATGAAGCTGAAAAGCGTACTGATATGACAGGAAGTGTGAATAATGATTCCGCTCCTAAGAGTCGTATTGAAAGTATTGCTGGAGACGTTGATCGTACAATTTCAACTTCTGATTTTAAGGAGACGTTAAAAACTTGGACTCAGATTTATTTATTTGAGACAGATAGGTTAGCACTCCACTTATATGTTCCAAACTATAGGAATCCAGAACAAGCTAGATATAGGTTTAATAGAGAAGGTGCAGAATTTATTCAAGCACTACCTGGACCAGCTGATGTAGCGGTAGGTACCAGACTTCTTTTAGAGACAAATTATAGATAGCATGTCCCCCTGTTATTCTTATTAATAGGTAACCTTCAAATTCATGGCTATAACTTACTTTCAAGATACTATTTTTCAGACAGATAGTGCTTTAGAAGCTCCTGGTGTTGGTACCGCTTTACAAGTAGCTGTAAACAATACGTTCAACACAAAGGACTACACTCTTATTGTTACTGTTGCCACTATAAATACCAACGTAAAAGTCACTTTAGAAGGAAGTATTGATGGTACAAACTACGGAATAATTATTGCTGAAAAGACAATAACAGCTAATGGTACTTCTGTGTATAACGTTGCTAATACTCCTGTTAGATGGATAAGACCAAGATTTGTTTCTGAGAATGGAGGTACTGCTGCCACTGTGGTCTTTAGTATAGCTGCTTCTTAAAATGTCTATTCGTCCTACTACTAGATTAGGTTATAGAGAAGGGATAAGACCTCATCGTTGGAGAGTAAGAGAACCTTACGAACCTGAGCATGGGGGTGAGGAAAAATTTGTTAATTCTAGGGAACCACGTAGATATGCTGGTTCTAAATTAGGTATAGATTTAAGAGCATAAGATGGCACGTCAAAGAATGGCAGGTAGTCCAGCAGTTGGAGCTATTATTGCAAATTACATGGCAGCCCCTCAAGGTGTAGGTTATTCAGACAAAGCTGTAAGACCTGAAGATTTAGGTGTATGGGAGACATTCAAAGGAATGCCAAATTGGGAAACTTTTCCTGATGATTGGCCACATGTCAGAAATTATTCTTAGATTATAAGAAACTCTTCCGTTATAATAGGTTTTAAATCTACTAGTAAATAAACGTGTCAAGCAGTAGTTCAAATAAACAGCCATTAATGGTAGATCGTCCAGCGACAACATCTACTTTAGTAACTGTTGCGGCTGGTCAAAGTTTTGGTACAAGCTTTATTCCAACAGCGGTTGGTAATGCGACGAAAGTTTTTGATGCAGACTCCGCTTTAACAGATACATCTATCAGTGGTGCATATATAGATGAAATTTGGTTTCAGTATGGGAAACATGAAGTTGAATTTATGGCACCTAGTGCAGGAACAACTGGAACATATGCAGCTAACTCGACAACTTGTACAGTTACCATTACTGCTGGTCACCATTTAAAAGTAGGGCAAGAAGTTAAATTAGATTTTACGACTTATAGCGGAGGAGCAGTACCTGTAGATAATACTTTTAGTGTTATTAAAGTAACTGCGACAACATTTGATGTCACCATACCTTCACAAGGTGCTATCACTGGTAACGTTACTGTTTATCAACCGACTTTATTTTGTTTTTACTTAGTAAGTACTGGAACTGTAACTAATACCAACCAATATTTCCCTTTATTCACAGCGAGTATTGATTCTGTTGCATCAAAGCAGAATTATAGTCTTACATTGAATGAGGATCTACCTTTTATTAATCATCCTGTAGTACAAGCAGGTTCTAATTTTGTTACTGCAAATAACGAAGTAGCTCCGAAACAACGTGGTCTTATGTTAAAGAGAGGTCAAGGTTTATACGTAGCAGCAACAGGTGCTACTGCATTAACAACTGGTTTCTATTGTAATGTTCAAGGTGGTTATTACTAAGAACGATGCCATTTGGGGCAAAAGGATTTAGTAATCCTTCAAAATTAGGTTTTAATACTAAATTTTCAAAGACATTTGAAGACGAGAAACAGTTTGGCAAAACTGCGAAGTGGGGTCATGAAAGAACACCTTTTGATGTTTCTAGTAATAGAAAGAGTTATAAAAATAGTGAAGTTGATTTTTACAATACAGATTCCTTATGGTCTCGCTGGAGACGAGGGTATGAATTATATGCTGCGACACAGAGTTTTTTAGGTTCCACTGCATCTGAGAGAGGAAGAAGAGGAGATTATCGAGTTTATTTCACTTTTCAACAATACCCAGGTGTCTTTATTCCTGCTCGAATATATACTTTCCCTTCGGTTAATCAAGAATTAGGTGAACAGTTAGTTGGCATGAGAGATACTGATGCTTTTAGTTTTTATGAGCACGGATTACCGATCTTGGGTGTTAGATATTTAGGAAATGTGGTTAGTGGAACTTATAATCAAGCTGGTACTACGTTGGTAATTACAAAGCAAGATCACGGTTTGTATCCAGGAGAAAGTGTCTATCTAGATATTCAATCTGGTGCAGGTGTTGATGAAACTTTAACTATTGTTAGTACGACACAAAATACTTTCACAGTAACGGCTTCGACAGCAGTTAATGTTAGCGGAAATGTTAATTATTATTTATCGACTACTTTTGGGGATTCGCGTTGGACTGTTATTCGAGTTCGCCTTCGCTATATCCCTACAGATGTTACTTTCTTTGCAGGGGAACGTCTAGCAGATCGTATTATTGAAAAAGATCCTGGTATTAGTTCTACTTATGCGAGAGTAGGCTCAACTCTTACTATCACATGTAGTTCAGCACATGGCTTATCTACAGGCAATAAAGTATACATAGATGTAAGTAGCGGAGATGTTTCTTCTGGTAGATATACTGTTACGGTTCCTAATACAACTCAATTAGAAATATCTACTATTACGAGTGGTAATACAAATGGTAATTTAACTTTAAGTAGATTACTACGTGGTCGTAGGTATGACGACTATGTTGGATACACCGTTACAGGTATTGATGCCTCTAATAAAGAGATAATTTTCCAAAGAAAGGATAGCTATGGAGCTACTACAGTAGATACTGTTACAAAGACAGTTGTTCCAGCACATCGTGGTTTTACTGTTGGTAGATATTTAACTACCGAGTTACGCTGGCAATGCTCCTGTCAAGATTTTTCACGTAGAGATAGTTACGATCTATATAGTGAATTAACAAAAAGACGTTTTCCAACTACAACAGTACGTTCAACTAAACCAGGACAGGTATTACAGCCAGATGGAACTTATAGCGATGAAAGAGATATTCCAGGTACATTTAGAGATTTAGGTTTTGTCGCCATTAATAACTTCTATCAGCTTCCTGATTATGAAGATACTAGTGGAAATGATACAGCTAATTTGATGTATTACCAATTAAGGTGGTGCAAACACATTTATGCCGCCATGTTTGCTTTAAAACATGATGAAGGTAATGATCCCATTAATTTAACTGGTTCTTATGTTCAAAATGGTCCAAATATTACTATTAATGTTGTTGGGCATAATTTAGAAGCAAATACTAAACTTGAAATAACTTTTACGAGCGGAAATGCTTTATCTGGTGAATATACAGTTACGTCTGTACCTAATTCTGATAATTTTGTTGTTATTTATCCATTTAGTAGTCAAACAAGCGGGTATTGTACGATTAGTAACTTAAAGAAGCATGATTATGTAGGAGCATGGTTATTAGAGCCGAATGACAAGCCAATTGGTGAAGGTTTAGAACGTTTTGAACATAAATTTGAGAAAGAGAAGGAGAAATTAGAGTCGGCTGTGGAGACTTTGTTACTTGTCAAGCAGAATACAGCTTGGAGTGGTCAAAAAGAGGTTATAGGTAATCGTGGTTTACCTCAATCTGTTGCAGATTTCGATCCATCTCTTATTGGAATGACACTTACAGATAGTGTAAAAAGAGATACTGAAGGAAAGTTAAGTAGATCTGGTAAAGCATCAAATTTAACTAATAGAATGATTAATTTAGTTAATAAACTCTTTAATAAATCACCAACTCTCTTACAAGACGTAAAGTTAGGTATTATTAACAAGCCTCTGAGTGAATATACCTCGGAATTTGAAGCAGGTTTGATAGATGGAGGAGAATATATAAGTGGAACGCCAACAGAAGATGCAACTACTGTCAGTATTATTGATTCTTCGACATATTCACCTCTAACAGATCAAGATACTGTTGTCGATGCTGATCTTTATATTAATATTTAGATATGGCCGTACAAATTCTATCTAGACGCTCCAGTGTATTACATGACCGTCCCTTCCCTATCCGTCTTGGCTCTGCTGAGCTGGCTGTTAATAACAATGCAGGTGAGCCCGGACTCTTTTTCCCTGATAATACAGCTTCTCCTACCACCGGCTTAATTAAAGTTGGTCCTATATCTGTAGGTACCACTGCTCCAAACAACACAGCTGCTGGGTTTGCTGGTAATAGTAAAGGTGAGTCTTGGCTAGATACAACTAGTACTCATATTTACAAGATTTTTGATGGTGCTGCTTGGCAGACAGCCAAAGCAGTAGCTTCAGTGGCAGCAGGATATCCTTCTAATCCTGTAGATGGGCAGTTACATTACAACACTACTACTAGTGCTTTGTATCTTTATAAATTAAGTACAACTGCTTGGGTAGCTGTTTAACTTTTAGCTAATAAATGATCAAGTATCCTGTCTAATTTCGTATGGACAGCTTGCATCTCACGTAGGAAATCTTCTTTCAAAACATAATCATGAACTACTTCATTTTTTAGTTTATCAAGATTACTTTCGATGTTATAAAATCTTCTATCTAATTTTTTATTAAATTTCCCTAAAGCTTGTGTTAAGCCAGCAAAAACACCAATGCCTCCAGAAATGACAGCAGCGATGAGTTCTGTTTCCACTTTCTTTCCCTTTTTCTTTATTCTAAAGGATTTTACAATTTAAAATATTAATTAGTTGGAATAAAAGTATGGCAACAGGATATGAACCAAATGTAGAGGGTGCTATTACAGTTTTAATTGATTTAATGACTGCTAATAACTTTGCAATGACTCGTCAACCATATGAACCTAATTATCGAGGTTTAGTAGATGCGATTATTGATGTAAAAGATGGTTTTCCTGTCTTTTCACCAACTCGTGTAGGTTTTGACGTGACTGCCTTCGAGACTGTAGCAGATGGAGACGCTGTTTACATGAGATCTAGTGATGGTCAGGTTGGAAAAGCTAGTGCTGCTAATGGTGCTTTAGAAAATGCTCATGTTGTAGGTATTACTGATGCTGCTGCCTCTGCTGGTAATGAAGTCAAAGTTTTAGTAGTTGGGATGAAAACAATGTCTTCAATAGACCCTGGCGATTTGTATTATTTAAGTCCGACAACTGCTGGTGCTATAACAACAACTGCACCTACTGGTTCAGGGCAAGCTGTTACAAGAATAGGAGAAGGAGCTACAACTACATCTTTTAGTATTTATATTGAGCCACCTGTGAAGTTAGCATAATGGCTGGAACAAGTAATTACACACCATATGCCCCTAATTCTAAGGGTTTTACAGAGGCTCTTATTGATTTAAAAGATACTTTAGGTGGGAGAAATGTTTATTCTGTTGCTGGTTTTGAATCTATTGCATTTGAGAATGTTGTTCAAGGACAGCCTTTATATGCAAGGAGTAGTGATGGGAAGTTAGGTTTAGCCAGAGCTGCTGGTAATGCAGATGAGGCAAGAGTTGTAGGTTTTGCACAAACAAGTAAATCTACTGGTGAAACAGTCAGATGTCTTGTATTTGGAAATTTAGCAACTTCTGGTTTGGATGCAGGAGAACTTTATTTTCTTAGTACAGGCTATGGAGGTATAACGTCTACTGCTCCTACTGGTTCAGGACAATATATGACGAGGGTAGGTGAGGCTATATCAGGTGCTTCTTTGCACGTAAGTTTAGAACCCCCAGTTAAGGTTGGTTAAAATTAAGACATGGCAACAAGAAAATCACTTGTAATTGTTAGTGGTCTGTTTCAGGAGTTAAACACTTCTTCAGATAAATTAGATCTTGGTGGTAATTCCTCCACCGATATACCTGAAGGTACTAATCTTTATTACACAAATGCACGAGCTAGAGGCGCTGTTTCTGTTACAGACGCAGGTGGCTTAGGAAGTTTAGCTTATAACGGTAGTACTGGAGCTATCACTTATACTGGACCATCTAACTCAGACATTACGGGCGCTATTAGTGTAGCTAGCGGTTCTGGCTTAACTATTAGTTCTGGAGAAATAGGTACAAATGCAATACCTAATAGTCAATTAGCTAATAGTTCGGTAACTGTTGGTAGTACCTCTATTAATTTAGGAGCTACTGCATCAACGATTGCCGGATTAACTTCTCTGACTGCTACTACTCTTTATTCAGGAGCTGCTAATGCTGCAAATTCAATATCAATAGCTAGTGGAAATATAGTTTTTGAAGGCTCAACAGCCAATGGTTACGAAACAACTCTGACAGCAACGGATGCAACTGCTGATCGTACTCTTACACTGCCAAATGAGACGGGTACTCTTTTAACAACAGCTTCTACTATTACTCCAACAGTTAATTCTTTGACTATTGGTAGTACATCTATAGCTTTAGGAGCTACAGCTTCTACAATTGCAGGCTTAACTTCATTAACAGCTACAACTCTTTATGCAGGAGCTGCTAACGCTGTTAACTCAGTATCTATAGGGACTGCTGGACTTGTTTTTGAGGGATCGACAGCAGATGGTTATGAAACCACAATTAATGTTGTGGATGCGACTGCTGATAGAGCTATTAATTTTCCGAACGCTGCAGGTACTGTTGCTTTATTAAGTTCATTAAGTGTTGCAGGTGGTTCAGGACTTACATATAACTCATCTACAGGTGCATTTGGTACAAGTTCTATTCCTAATGCTCAATTAGCTAATAGCACTGTGACAATAGGTAGTACCGCAGTTGCTTTAGGAGGAACAGCTTCTACAATTGCTGGTTTGTCTTCCTTTACTTGCAATGCAATAGTTACTAATGACGACGGCTTCAGAATTAGAGATAACTCAGATAATACAAAACAATTAGCTTTTGAATGTTCAGGTATATCTGGTAGTACGACTCGAACATTAACGGCACCTAACGATTCAGGGACAATATCCACTGAAAGTTTTGCTACCGCAATAGCAGTTGCATTAGGATAGGCTTATGTCAACCCAAGTACAATTCCGAAGAGGCACTACAGGTGAGACCAGTACTTTTACTGGAGCCGTAGGAGAAGTTACTGTAAATACGAGTCTTAATACTTGTGTTATACATGATGGAACAACTCCAGGTGGTTTTTCCTTATTAAGAAATGACGGAAGTAATTCTGCACTGCTAACAGGGACAGGTACAAATCCCTCTCTTGCTTTTGTAGGTGATACGAATACTGGGCTATTTTCTGGTGGACCAGATCAAATAGGGCTTGCTACTGGAGGTAGTGCAAGGCTTACAATAGACTCATCAGGTGTTGTTACTTTTTCAGGAAATGTCTCCATTAGTGGAGATCTATCTGTAACAGGATCATACCCAGACAACCTCGCTCTCATTGTAGCTCTAAGTTAATATGGCCAATACTTTCAAGATGGCTACTAAATCCAGTGTTGTTACAGACGCTGTGAGTAGTACTAATACAAACATCCTTACCGCAGGAGGATCTTCAACATTAATTCTTCTTAGTTGTCTATGTGCTAATAAGACAAGTACAAGTGTAAATTTAGACGTTTACGTTGTTACTAACTCAGGAGATGATGTTTATTTACTAAAAGATGTACCAGTTCCAGCAGGATCATCCTTAGAACTCATTAGTGGAAGTAAAATTATTATGGAATCTAGTGATATTTTAAGGGCTAGAGCAGCCACTGGTTCTGCTGTTGATTTAACTGTTAGCTACCTCGATCAGACTTAAGATTATGGGATTAACACTAGTTGGCGACATTGCTACGCTTCAAAATCAATTTACAGTTATTAAAGAGGAGATTGACAAGCAATTTGATAAGACAATATTGAATTTAGAAGAAACAAGTTGGGCAATTATTCGTAAGAAGAGAGATTTTCTTTTAAAAACAACAGATTGGACAATGACTCCAGGTTGTACTGTTGATCAGTCAGCATGGGCTGCTTATAGACAATCTTTAAGAGATATTCCTCAAACATACCGAGTTGATGGGTATAGTGCTGTTAAATGGCCTACCACTCCATCGACAAAAGGACCTCATACGGATTAAGACCTGTATAAGGGCAGAATACAATAGATATAATAAGTTACTAAATACTAAAGATGTATATTGGGAACGATCTGCAGATTGCAAATCCTAGCTATAAGATAATTGACGATATCAGTTCAGGATTCAATGGGAGTACAACCTCTTTTGCTTTACAAGTAGGAGGAGCTAGTCCTGTTCCGTTTCCTATAAATACGCAGCAGGTAATGATATCTGTTAATGGTGTTGTACAGGAACCAGATCCCGGTGGTAGTGCAGGTTTCAAGTTATTAGGATCAAATATAGTATTTAGTTCTGCTCCAGCTAACGGACACGCTTTCTTTGGTGTAATTTATGCAGGTGCTGATTATGTAACAGCAGGTTCAGAGTTCCCAGATGGTACTGTTGCTTCTCCAAGTTTTACATTTGAAAGTGATACAGATACAGGTTGGTATCGTATTGGCTCTGGTTCTGTAGGGTTTACTTCTAATGGGGTTAAAATTTTAGATTTTGATGGTAATGGTTTAGATATTACAGGTACTTGTACAGCTACATCTTTTGCTGGTCCCGCAACACAAGTTACGGTTGCTGATGAATCTACTGATACTAGCTGTAATGTTCTATTTACTACAGCAGCAACAGGAAACTTACCACCTAAATCTGGAACAAATTTAACGTTTAATTCAAATACTGGAGCGTTAACAGCTACAAGTTTTGTTGGTGCGTTAACTGGAAATGTAACTGGAAATGCTTCAGGTTCTTCAGGCTCATGTTCTGGAACAGCAGCCATAGCAACTGCAATCACAATTGCTGATGAGTCATCTGATACAACTTGCTTCCCATTATTTGCGACTGCTGCAACAGGTGATCTAGGAGCTAAATCTGGAAGTAATTTAACCTTTAACTCTAGTTCTGGAGCATTAACAGCTACATCCTTTGTAGGTGCATTAACTGGTGATGTTACAGGTAATGTTTCTGGAAGTGCTGCAACGGTTACGGGTGCTGCTCAATCTGCGATCACAAGTTTGGGGACGCTTACTTCTCTTGGTATCAGTGGAAACCTAACAGTCGATACAAATACACTTCACGTTGACGCTACGAATAATCGGGTTGGTATTGGTACTGCAACTCCAGATACTGAATTAGAAGTTCAAGGTGCGACTGATCCAAGAATAAAAATAGAAAGTCAAGAATCTGGTAATAAAAGATTAGAACTATGGATTGATGGAGGTACAGCTGTTGGATATATAGCAGTTAATCAATCAGCTTCCACACTTCAATTCCAAACTACTAGTACAACAGCCTTAACCTTAGATGCCTCACAGAACGCCACTTTTGCTGGAACGGTATCAGACAGCAAAGGCGATCTTCGTACTATACCAAAAAATGCAAAAACAGGAGCTTATACTATTACAGCTTCAGATGCAGGGAAATTCATACCTAATACAACCGGGGGTTGGACTATTCCAAATGGAGTAATGTCTGTGGGTGATGCTGTCACTTTAGTGAATGATAGTGGATCTGATCAAACAATTACCCAAGGAAGTAATCATACTATTTACAACACGGCTGATGGCGCAACAGGCAGTCGTACTCTTGCGGCTAGAGGAATGGCTACTCTGATTTGGCTAACCAGTAGTGTTAGCTACATCTCAGGTGCAGGGTTGTCATAATGGCTATACAACAGATGCTAATAGGTTTAGGAGCAGCTAGAGAAAAAGGATGGGTATTTAAAAACGTTATGGGGGCAAGTGATTCAACTAATCTGATTGGCGGTTCATATGCAAGTGCATGTAGCGTCGCAATCGATGGAGATGAAAATGTTTATTATGCCCATGTTGCACAAGTAATTACGAGTGGTAGTAATTATAGTGCTCGTATGAGTTACCTAACTAAACTAAATAAAGAAGGAACTTTTCAGTGGAGTAAGGCTCTTAGGCATCAACAACCTCAATTTGTAAATAATTCATTACCATTACACGGACCTTCAATTACTTGCGATTCAAGCGGTGATGTTTATATCGTATATACACGCAAGGGTCATGCTGTTGACTATGACTCTATCTATACTGAGAAACGAAATAGCTCTGGTGTTAGACAATGGGGTAAACAGACAAGAATTAAGTCTAATAACAAAAACTCAGTAGCAGTAGATATCTTTGTTGATGGTAGTAATAATCTCTTTATAATGGGTTTTCAAAACAATAATAATTCCAGCCAAGGTGATATTGGTCGAAAAGTATGGATAGCGCAACTAAACCGAATGACTGGTGCAAGACTTAAAGCTACTTTTTGCGGAAGAACTTATACAGGTGGTAATGCTCAGTGGAATAAGAATGAATACGGATTACAAAGTTGTGGTTTAGCACATGATGGAACTAATCTGATTGTTGCTTATTTCTCTAATGATAATGGCTATAACGGTTCTGGTGGTTCTAGCCCATCAGCAACACTGTCAAGTGTACAGATCCAGCATTTTAGTCACAGCGGGTCATCCTTTGGAAATTTAAGAAGTAGATATGCTAGTTATAATGGTCAGAATAATGGCGCACATTCCTATGATACTGGTATTCTAGCTGTTTCGTCGACAGGTGAGGTTATTCACCTAAGTTCTATGTATAGAAATATAAACTTTGGGAGTGGTACTTATATCATAATGGATCAATTTAATGGTTCAGATCATGGAACACAGTATGCATTCAGGAAAAACACACTTTTTGGATTAAATAAAACTAATAACAATAATATTACACCTTGGTACGGCAGCAATTGTAGAGGATTAAAATTTGATCCTGAAGATGATAATATACTGTATATGTGTGCTTGGGGTATATGTGATTCCAGTGGTAGATATGGTTTTTCACTTCTAAAACTAACAAGGAGTAGTGTAAGTGCTGACTGGGGAATTGATAAAGTAATGAGCGTATTTACTACATTTGGTGAGGAAAGTTTGTATTGGCCTAGTGATGATTATAGTAATAGAAATGCAATGGAAATGAAGGGTGATTTTCTTTACGTTTGTTCTAGACCGCCAACGTCAGGAAACGCCAACCCTCGACGAGCAGGTATGGTTTTCAAAATACATAAGAAGTTAGACGATTCTGGTACTTATGGAGATATCATTCTAGTTCAGAATAATACAAATATTTTCGATATAAATCCTGGCAATCTAAATACAAATAGAGGAGGAAATTCAAATATGCAGATGCAAACTGAAACTCCAACTTTTGGTGATTGGAATAATCTTGAGGCTTATAACGGGAGTGATGATAATGGAATTCCTTATACTGGTGCAACTAAAACTGTTACGCAAACTGGTTAATGAAAATCCCATCCATCAGGTATGACACAGACGAAGGAAGGTAGTTAAAGTTAAGGACTCATACAATTAGACAGAATCTAAAGGTCTCAAAATGCAAAAGATAATCAATGTACTTTCTATTGCGTCTTTCGTTATATCTGCTTCCATTGCTGGTACTGGTCTTTACGTATATGCAAATAAGGATTCACTCATAGAGGGTGTTAAGGAGAAGCTACAAAAAGAGTTAACAGGAGCCATAGGATCTTCCATAACAAAAAATCTACCAACTTCAAAATTACCTAAGTCTACAGGGCTGGCTATACCTCCTTTCTAATGGAGCAAATTCCTGATATCACCGTCGGGACTAATATAACTATTAGAGGGCCTCAAGTAGCTCGTATACCTGAGTTCTCTTTTCCCTTCATTTACTCCACTCCTGAAGCTCCTCCCGTAACCGTTGGAATTGGCACTCCTATTATTGATCTTCCAGGTTGTGTTGAATACAACCGTGCGAATAAAAGATCCCAAAGTTTAGTAGATGATGATGAGAACGGGAATGTTGTTCTTTGTGATGGAACCGTTCCGAATTTTAATCCTATTGATTTTGAACCTGAACAAATAATACTAACTAAACCAGCTGGAGTACCTGTTATACCCAACACAGAGAAAAGTACTAATAAAGATACTGAAACTGAAACATCTGTACCACCAACAGGTAATTTAAATACAAATACAGCAAATATTATTTGTCCTCCACGGGAAGCTCCTGTAATAGGAACAAAAGTTGATGGAGGGAAGAAGACTATAAGTGGTTATGAGATTCAGAGCAATAGATGTGTAACTCTTTACGAAGAAGTACCTATTATTAGTCAAGTTGTAGCATCTCTACCAAGTGCTGGAGCTGTTACAACTACTACGTCTATTGCGGTTGTGGCAACGACATCGGCAATCCTAGCAAAGCCCCTGGCTGATCTTCTTTTGAAGGTGATAAAGCCTGCTGTAAAGACTTTAATGAAGAAGCTTCAGAAGTTGAGAGGGAAGCCTCCGAAGAAGGAATCTCGGATGGAACGGATTCTTGCTCAACGAGATCGGAATCGAGCGATACGGACTCTTCGGACGGCTCTGAAGAAATAATATGTTTATGTTGTTTCACAGTAGTTATATTCTGTACAACAATATCTGCACAAATTGAGGAATAAGGTGATTTTGGATGGAAGGATACACCTAATTTTGCTTGTTCACCACAGTGTTTTAGTCTTGCTAATTCAAAGTCTAATCTTTTACTAGCTAATATTTGTTCTTGTAAAGCTGTTTGTGTATTAGCTGCTTTGATACATCCTCTATGTAGACGTCTATCAAGTGGTATAGATAAAGTAGCTGATAAACCTAAACTTACATTGCTGTT